CATGATACGGCTCTTCCCGCCTGGGTCATGTGAGTTGCTAGCGGACTGGCAAGATTTGCATAACGATTCTCTACCGCATTGTCAAACATGGAGATGAGTTGAGTTGTAGGATTCTCTCCCTTAAACGGTTTCAATGCTCCTGCAATGATGTCGTCTTTTAGCACCGCTAACTTCGCCATTACTTTATTAAAGGAAGCATCAGTCTGAATCAGCCCTAACTTAGTAATAATGTTGCCTGATGTTATCTGAGGACTTTGTCCGGAGAACATATTGAGGACTTCGTCATTCAGGCGACTGAGACGGATAGTATCAAATTCAAAGCCTTCATCTACTACACCTTTCAGAATAGCTCCCCACTCGTCTGAACCTATGTACTTGAACTCCATTAACTCAGTTCCAGTTTTCACCATAAGGTCATGGCCTTCGCCAGGTCTTTCTATCGCAGCATTGACACAGGCCTCAGCAGTTTCACGTAGTTCTCTCGCAGTCAGTCCTGTCATATTTCTTACATTAGGAAATGCTCTGTCTGCCACAGCCTTGAAATTCATGGAAGTCTGACGAGCAAAGTTCCTGGACATCTGAGTTATGGTTCTGGGTATCTGATATCCTGCTCCAGAAAGCCAGAAGCCTCCTTTAACAGGAGCACTGATAAGCCAGAAAGCACCTTTGACAGGAACCAATGCTGCCTTCATTCCAGCCTTAAACACTAAGTCAGAAGTCTCTGCAAAGCCACTTTCCATTGCACCTACGAAAGGACCGATTCTGCTGCCTACAGTTTTCAGTCCAACTCTGGTAAGACTTCTTCCCGCCATTTTTGCAGCGGCAGTTCCGAAACCTATTCCAATGTAGGAAGTGAGGTCAAAGGCAGTCTCAATTCCCATACGCATAAGCCAGTTCATGTCTGTCTCACTCATAGCCAAGGCGTAGGATGCCCAGTCTGTCTCACCCTTACTTTTGTAGTACTGGTAAGTATCGTGCATTCTCCCGGCAAGAGTTTCATCGTCAGTCTTAAATAACTTATGCACTCCAATGATTGCAGCAGAGGCTAATGGTCTTGGAAGCATGTCGAAGTACTTATCTAACAGTTGAATCGAACCCATGACAGGCTGGACGAACATCAAGTTGGCAAACTCGCCAGGAGTTAACTCAGGGGACTCAGGCTGAAGTAAACCAGCCCGGATTAGATTCAGACGGTCAGTTTCCTTTGCCCAGGCACTGGCTCGCTCTCTCAGATACACATCTAACTCTACCTGAGTTTCCTCGTCAAGTTGCATGTACGACAAGGTTTTCCTCATGTTCTCGGCAGTCAACCCCTCAGGCATGTCTATTGCAAAAGGCTGCATAGACCGCTCAAGTTCGTCAATCGCTAAGTTATGGACTGCCCGAGTCTCCAGCTTCGGCTCAGACAATATCTCAGTTACAATTTTATTCTGGGCATCTTCAATGGAGCCTGTGAAGTCTGCAGGCAGTGTGTTGTTGAGATAATCTAACTTATCCAGTGTACCTTCCAGCCAGTCTCTATCCACTGCGCTTAGAGTACTGTTAGAAGTCAACTTAAGCACATCGTCTACATTAGATATGGTGTAGTTCTGGCTAGCCAAGTAACCAGGCAGTGTGTTCAGAATCTCTAACCGCCACTCAAGACTTTCAAGTTCACGAGTGCTAAGGTCAAGTTCAGCCTGCGCCTCTGCTCTTTGCTGTGCAATAGTTTCTGGAGAAATAATTCCGCCTGCCGCAGACTGAAACCATCCTTCAGGAGTACCAAAAAGCAGACGCATTACAGGACTTGTACCCTGGTAGCTGAGAGGATGAGGAGTACCTGCCAGGTTTATCTTATCTACTCTCGTAGCAGCCTTGATAACTTGCTTCTCTATCCCATACAAACCTTCGCTGTACTGTTGTTTCTCTGCACCAAAACCTGGGAAGTACTCAGAAGGTTTAGGCGGAGGAGGCACTTCTCTCGGCTTATCTCTTATCAGTTCTTCTTTATCTTCTATCGGTTGAGTCATGTTAACTCCTTATCCTGAGACATTAGGTGCCGGAGGAATACCTTCAGTTCTATTACCTATAGCAGGGCGTTGAGGAGGAGGAGCAGTAGGTGAAGGTTGCTGAGGGATAAGTTTAGCTTCTGCTGCATTAGCCGCCGCCTCGTATAACTTCGCAGCCGCAGCATCTTTATCAGCCAGGTAAGCAGCTTGCTTTCTGTAATATCTCACCTGCACTATGACTGCGTTCTCCGGGCTGAGTTCAACCTGGTCTTCTAACCGCCTTGCACGTTCTCTCATCGGGTCTCGAATCTCCGGGAATAGTTTACTAACAGTTAACGTGTATGACAGAGCGAAGTCCGGGTCAAGCATCCTGGCCACAGTAGCTCGCTGTATTAAGTCTCCCGGTATCTCAATTTCAAAGTCAGCGGAGACTTCAGCATTGGAAGGCAGACCTACAGGTAGTTTCCAGCCGTAAGGCCTTATCCCTCGCTGTTTAACATCTTCAAGCCAGTCGTTGTCTATGTCAGATATGAGGTTCTGTAATGCCTGATGAAATGGCCGGATTACTTGGTTAGCAGAAGCAGAAATCTGAGCCATGACGTAGGCAGACATTTGGCCTGTGACACTGCCATACATCGCCCAACTAACCCCACCTCTCTGCAACATCGCTTCCAAGTCAAGCTGAGTACTTCTCAATTCCATTGGCATAGGAGGAGTACCCATGAAGTCCACAGAATCCTCTGGAGAACCTCTGAATATGGCTCCTCTTCTCCACACATCCTCCGGCATGACGATTTTCTTCCCCGACCTGCTACGCTCAAATATTCTGGGCTGAGCAGTATCCCGGAGAAGTTGTAGACTGAATGTCTCCCACTTGTTCCAACTCTTATACACAAACTCATTAGTCGCCAGTATGCTCTGGCCGATTTCTTCCTTCCACCTCTCCCCAGTAGTTGAGCCTGCATTGAAGGATGTGCTGAGTTCAGAATTCTCACTCAATGGGCCTGTATCAGGAAGTCCCCCCACAGGCGCAATGTATATAGGCATTTTGGTAAAGCGTGTGGGTTCGAACTTTACTAACTTACCTGCTATAACTGTAGAGTTCCAGACTCTATATGTGAAAGGAAATTCCGATGCAATCTCCATCCACCAGAGGTCATAGACTATCTGGTCTCCTCTCAATGCACCCACATCAGTTAAACCACTTGCCAGTATCATCTGCATAGCTCGCTTTGCGCTGACAGGGAAGATATGGGCTACTTCGCCCAGACCCATGTCTCCGTCCCACATAGGGAATACTTGGGCAGGATTCCATAGGTCAAGATATGCCTCTTTACCCCAGTCATCAAAGGCCGCCCAGACAGAATACCAGCCAGTCGCCAGTAGCAGCCCGATTAGACTTCTGTTAAGACTCTGTCTAGGGCCAGACTTTCTGAATTTCTTCGCCACGTCTGCCCAGGCAGTGTCCATGAGTCTACCAACCGCAGCACTCGCTCCTGCAAACTCCATGTCAACATCATCCTGAGACTTTAGTCTATGAGGAATGTCTGTATCGAGCATGTGGAGGACTAAGTTGAACATTGACCTGGGGTCATTGCCTACAAAACTTTCCATCTTTGCAGTCTTCAACTCATCAATCATTTCAATGAGTTTATACCACACTCTCATCTTGGCATTTCGAGGTTCCCAGAAAGTCTTTAACTCATTACAATGAGCTATTATTTCTCTACTCTCAGCTTTAATCATCTATTCCTCCAAGACTATTTGCCCCAGTCATCGTCCCATCCTCCGTCATCCCCAGTGTTGCCTGCATAACCTATTGCGACAGACTGTGCAAATCTACAGCATACTGCAATCACTCCTGCGTCATGGTGGTCATCTGCTCCAACTACCGATATTCCATACTTCTTCGTAGGGTCTCTACGGATGTTCTTGCACTGAGACCAGAATCTATCATCATTACATTCTATGTCTTCCATGTGGCGGTTAAGTTCTGTCAGCATATAAGGCTTAGTAGATGTGTTAGTCTGCCAACCGACAGACCTGACTGACTTACCACTACGAACATCTTCACGGTAGTAGAGACTTGGATACCCTCGCAGATGGCTTACTATGTCTAAGTTATCTTCTGGACACGCCACCGCATCATTATAGTACTTACCAAACTCTTTACAGTACTCCGCCATTTCCCACTCGTCATACCAGCCTGATAAAGTAGCATCGTGACGAAGTACTGGCGGTATGTCATTGTTATCCTTATCAGTGAAGCCATCTTCAAAGTGCCAGATATGGCCTACAGATTCTGACGCCTTTCCCTTCCCAGGGTCTATGCTCATGACGTAAGGAAGACCTTTCTCAACGTCTCTCCATATCTGAGCGTCAACACTTACTCCAGTCTTCTTGTTAATGAAAGGACGAGTTATCGGGGCAGGATAGCATGTTCGGAGTTTCTGGCTAATAATGTCTGTCGAGTATGCTTGGTTTCCCGCAGTGATAAAGCATGACTCGTCATCTTCAGGATACTCCTGATTGAACATAAATATCGTTGCACCTGTACGTTGCAGAGACTTCATTTCGGCCTGCTTGTACCTTCTCCAACGAAGTTTCGCCATAGATAGTTTTGTACCCCAGTTGAAGTCACTGATAAACTTCTTCATTAGAAGTTGCTCCTCAGCATCCAAGTTGGGCAGGGGGTCTACAGCGTCAGCAGTAAGACAGAATGGGTCGTCAACGTACATGACGTATTCTGGATGGAAGAACCAGGGGTAAAAGTGAGGCCTGTATACAGATTCAATGCCTCCTGCCCCGATACGTTGTCCTTCTTTTGCAGTACAATACATTTCACAGAATGGGTTATCTTCACCATTTGCAGTGCTGCCAATCCGAATCTTAGTTCCTGCCTTCAATGGAACTCGTTGGACGGCAGAGGCAAATACAAGTTCGTGGGTTCCTATTGGCCAGAACGCATACTCATCGAGGAGTAGGTTGTGAATAGTCTCGCCCCTACCCAACATGTAACTCTGGCTGCTGAATATGTAGAAAGTACTATAAAACCCAGTAGCTTTGTCAACAAAACTTAATTCAGATGCAGACTTATGGTCAAGTTTGGGAATCGAAGGAATCTTGCGCTCTAGAGACTGATGATACTTTTTGGCCTTCATCAACAGTCTCTTTGCGCTAAACTCATCATAGCTGATGATTACTGACACAGTTCCATTGATAGTGATGTTGTCTATAATGAAGTCACCGGCAACACAGGCAGTAAAACCAACTTGCCCAGGCTTGACATAGATGTCTCTTAAACTGCTATGCTGAATGATGTCAGTCTGAATCGGATTGAGCTTCATAGGAATCAACTGACGTTCCTTGTTCTCAATCTCCAGCAAGGTTTCCATAGTTATTTTGCGGTCTGAGAATAGCTTCCTCAGCGCATCTTCTTGTACTGCAGTTGCCATAGAGTCTATTTCCTACTGTTTCTACTTATGTCCCGGAGAGTTACGCTAAGTTCAGCCAGAGCCTTAGTGTTGTCTTCCCTGCTCACCTGGTCTTGTACAAGCATCTTCGTCAACCTGTCTTCCATGAACACACGGTCAGAACGAAGCTGGTCTTCACTCCGTTTTCTATCTTTTCTGTACATGAGAAAGATAATAAGAGCCAATATTGCTGTGGGTCCTCCAGTTGCGAGTGTTTCAACTATCACAGGTTCCATGCAAGTTCCTCCAGTCTACCTCTTTCTTAACGGTCTAACCCTTCCTAAGCTTCTTGGCTCCTTTCTCCTAAACCTCCCTACATGGGCTTTTGCTAAGTTACGCCTGGCAGATGCCGATACTTTGGCAGACGGCGCCCGCCTTGCACTATTCCTCATCATCTTGACCTCTCATTACTGTCACAGTATCAGTTCGGCTCATTTGAACTATGTCAGGGTTACTTGCTATCCACTGGGCGAAGTTCAGCCCATCCTGTCCCTTTTCGACCAGTTGCTCCAGAATCTGGATTTGAGCAGGAGTATACTGACTTCTCATCTTAATCAGATACTCATGTTCGTGGCGAGTTAACTCATCAGCCTTATTCAGTGACTTCTTAATCACCTGATGGTCTTTCTCAAGAATCAACCGGAAGTTGCGGAAGAATTCAATCTCGAGATATTCCTTGCTGAGTTCCCGGCGAATCTCCGGCAAACGCTTCTCAATGGTAGTGAAGGCCACATCTCGCCTCTGAATAGATAACCAGGGCTTAGACCTCTTGATAGCGTTCAATGCCTCTCGCACACTCAATCCAGATGCTCTGTAACCAAAGTACAAAGCTCTGGCATCATCTCTCGGCCAGGGAATGATTGAAGATGCGATGGAAGTTTCTGGCGTACTTTGCGGGTCAGGAGGTATAATTGATGTTTCAGTCATTGCGCCTCCTCTAGGTCAGGATTGTTTAATTATCGTATAGTTTAGTTTACCACAATGAACGAGCCATGTCAAGTATAAATCAAACAGCCGATGATTTATTATACAAAGTATACTCATGCTTGACACCTCCATTCCAAAGATGTTATAATACATTATGGATATATGGATAAGTCGGTGTAACAAAACTGTAAAGTGTGCAGGCTGTGGTGAGCCTATAACAAATGGAGAAGCCGCAGTCTTTGGACAGTTATGGAAGAAATACGGTGGAGACACTGTGGAGGTAAGAAGATGGAGGCTAAGATTCCGGTGGCACGCGAAGAGACTTCGAGACGGCAAGTGTTGTTGGCTGGACGCAGGACTAGAGCATCTCGCAAAGACTCCCCACGTGGAGACCCGAGGTCGCCAGGCGTTAGTAATGTCAAAGGAAAAAAGAGCTCAACGTCTGGCGTTACTGCGAAAAAGGGCAAGAGTGATGCAGAGACTCCGGGAACTGATGGCAGACGAGGTCGTAAACGTGGACGCAATTATTCACTTGGGGAGTGCATTAGAAAAGCTGAAAGACGAGATAGCCCCTTTGGGAGGAGTGCCCAAGAGTTGGGGATTGAGTGGCCAGACGACAGATGCGAACGCTCCCCAGTAACTAAAGCACATCACTTCTGCCAGCGTTCAATAGTTAGCGAGGGATTTCTGTTTGAATGTAAGTACTGTCATTCTCTCAAATGGATTCCTACTAATTCTAATGAGGCCAGGAAGCTCGGAAACTACCTTAAAATATATGGTAAGAACCTAGGCTATCAGAAAATGCTAGACAAACATCCAAAGGCGAAGAGACTTATCAGCAAGATACAGGACATACAGTACTTACGCCGGGCGGTTTCTGCTGAACACTTCCCGATTGCAGTCGCTTCCATAGTCATGGACAAAGAATACCCGTATGATGTGGAGATTAGAGAGGAGGACATACTGTGACTAGCCAAGTAGATAACAAAAATGAGTCCGGCTTTGAACTAG